ACGTGGGTTAGGTATCTCGCAGTTCAGACCCCTGAGTTTGGTTCCGTCCGGCGCGATGCCGGCGGTTACGGCGCGACGCCGAGGAGGAATGATGCCCCAGCCCGACATGGGTTCCACTGTCCGACGCATGTTCGTCGAGGGCGAGTGGAATGACGCGACCGAGCAACCGCGCACAGCGGCTCGCCGGTTGATGCGCGAGCTTGACGACGAGGCAGCCCGGAATGGGATGCGTGTCGTGGGCGATGTGGCGATTGCTGTGTCTGAGACTTCTCTGTTTGCGGTGCCGCGGAGGATGCGGCTCGAGGCGGACGTGGTGACCCGGTGACTGCGCCCGATGGTCTGGTCCGTGGTGGCCTGGCGTTGTGGGATGCGATCTCCGAGGACTACGACTTGACTGCGGTGCAGTTGGTGCAGCTCGAGGAAGCGTGTCGTGCGAAGGATCGTCTCGACTTGCTTCACTCGTTGCTCGCGGAGGGCATGGACTCGGCGTTGCTCAAGGATGCGAACGCGACGGCGAACCTGATGAAGCAGCTCATCGCTGCGTTGCGGTTGCCTGACCCGGTGTCGGGGAAGGTGCCGCAGTACCGGGGCCCGCGTGGTGCTCAGAAGCCTTCTGTTCCGAGTGGCGTGTCCTCGCTGGACCGAGCTCGGGCTGCCAAGAGTTCCTAATGCCCTGGTCGGGGCCCTTGTTCGACGGGCATGTGTGCTCGCTCGGGTATGAGGTTTTGGATTGGATTCACGCCTACCAGTGTCACGGTCCTGGTGATGTGCAGGGTGACCCGATCGACTATGACGACGAGATCCGCGATCACGTCATCGAGTGTTACCGGTTGGACCCTGAGACGGGCCGGCGGCTGCTGGATGAAGCGGTGTTGTCGCGGCCGAAGGGTCGTGCGAAGTCTGAGGTTGCGGGCCATGTCGGTGTAGCTGAGGCGTTCGGGCCGGTGCGGTTTGACGGCTGGGATGCTGACGGGCAGCCGGTGGGTAAGCCGGTTCGGTCGCCGCTCATCAAGTGTTTGGCGACTGAGGAGTCGCAGGCCGGCAACACGTTCGAGAACATTGCCTACATTGCGGCCGAGTGGGGCCCGGACATGCACCCCGACATCTACGGGGGAGTGTCGGGTATCCGGCAGTACCAGTCGGCGAAGGCCATCTACCTCCCGCATGGTGGCGACATTCGTGCTTGTACTGCGGGTGCTGCGTCGAAGGATGGCGGCAAGGAAACACATGTCGTCGCGGATGAGACTCACCTGTATGTGACGTCGGAGCTGCGGAACATGTACTCGACGGTGGCCCGGAACATGGGCAAGCGGAAGATCGCGGAGCCGTGGATTCATCAGACGTCGACGGCTTACCGTCCTGGCGAGCAGTCGGTGTTCGAGGAAACCTTGACGGCTTGGCGGAAGGGTGAACTGTCGCAGCGGGTGTTTGTGAATCATCGTGAGGCGAAGGGTCGCATCGACATCCGCGACGAGGACCACACGATGCGGCAGCTCGTGTACGTGTACGGCGATTCGGCTCCCTGGCAGGACTTGGATCGCAAGTACCGCGACATGTTGGACCCGCGCATCTGCCCGGATGACGCGACCGCGGCCCGCTACTTTCTGAATCGGCCGATGTCGACTCGTGACGCTTGGATCGCGAAGGATGTTCACGAGCGGCAGACCAAGGCCGAGCTTGTGGAAATGGGTGCCTCGATCACGGTCGGTTTCGATGGGTCGTTGAACGATGACACGACGGTGCTGCGTGGCTGCCGGATGTCGGATGGCTACTTGTTCCGGCTTGGTGCGTGGGCGAAACCCGAGGGTGCTGCTGGCATCGGTTGGGAAGTGCCGCGGCTCGAGGTGCTCGCTGCGATCCGTGAAGCCTATGCACGCTATGACGTGGTGCGGGGTTACTTCGACCCGCATGAGTGGCGTAGCGATATTGAGACTTTGGCTGAGGAGCTGGGTGTGGAGCGGGTGATCCCGTGGGCCACCTCGTCTTACACGGCCATGCATAACGCGCTCGACAGGTTGCACACCGGCTTTGTGGTCGGTGACATCTGGCATGACGACGACCCGATCGCGGCTGAGCATTACGGCAACGTGTTTGTTGCTCGCCGTGGCCGGTTGCGGCTGGTCCGCAAAGAGAACCCGAACTCGAACCGAAAGATTGACTCCGTTGTGGGTGACGCCCTCGCTCTCGAGGCGCGCGCCGACGCCCTGGCCGCCGGCTGGGGAGAAGTCACCGATACCCGCATGTTCTTCCACCGTTAGGGGGGCTGATCCCGTGGCTTTGAGGCCCGAAGAAACTGCTGCCCTTACGGATCTGGCAGAGCGTCTTGACGACTCGCGTACCGCCGACATTCTGAACGACGCCTATTACGAGGGGTCGCAGAGGCTCGAGCACATTGGGCTTGCGGTTCCGCCTGAGCTCCGCAAGTTCGAGACCCTGGTGAACATCCCTCGGATCTATGTCGACTCGCTTGCCGACAGGATCAACCACAAGGCGTTGTTGCTGCCTGGCAAGGATGTTGCCGACGAGGCGCTCATGGAGGGTTGGGAAGCCAACAACCTCGATTCTGAGTTCAACCTGACCTTGCTCGACCAGTTCGTGTACGGGCGCGGGTTCATGTGCGTGGGCACGAACGAGGAGGATGCGGACCATCCGCTCATCACGGTCGAGTCGCCACGCGAAATGGTGGTGCGGGTCGACACCCGTACCCGCCGTGTGATTCAAGCGCTGCGGCTCTACGGGGTCGACGAGGACTCGAACGACCCGAAGAAGGCGACCCTGTACCTGCCCGACCGGACGGTGTGGTTGGAGAAGGACCAGGGCAAGTGGTTCGAGGTTGACGTCGATGACCACATGCTCGGCCGTGTGCCGGTGGTGCCGTTCATCAACCGTCGCCGTTCTGGCCGCTGGTACGGCGTTTCGGAAATGGCGGACGTCATCAGCCTCACCGATGCTGCCGCTCGTGCGTTGACGAACTTGCAGCTCGCCGGCGAAACCCACAGTGTCCCCGCCCGGTACGCCCTCGGTGTGTCGAAGGGCGACTTCGCTGACGCCTCCGGTGACCCGTTGCCGGTGTGGCAGGCGTACTTCACGTCGATCTGGGCGACCGCGAACCCGGACGCCAAGGTCGGCCAGTTCAGCGCGTCGAGTCTCACCAACTTTCACGACACGGTGTCCCACTACATGCAGCTCGCGTCCGGTGTGACCGGTCTGCCGATGCGGTACTTCGGTCAGAACTCGGCGAACCCGCCCTCGGCTGACGGTATCCGTGCCGACGAGTCGCGGCTGGTGAAGAAGGCCGAGCAGAAGATGGCCTACGCCAGTGACTCGCTCGGCGAGGTGTTCGCCCTGTACGCCCGGTTCCGTGACGGCGAATGGCTCGAGGGTGCCCGTATCAAGTCTGAGTGGCACGACGCCGGCACCCCGACTGTGGCTGCCCGCGCGGACGCCGCTGTGAAGCTCCACGCTGAGGGCATTGTGTCCCGCGAGGGAACCTGGGACGAGCTCGGCTGGTCCGAGGCACGCAAGGACCGCGAGCGCGGCTACTTCGAGCGTGAGGGTATTGACCCGATCTTGGCCCGCGTGATCCGCCCGGTGGAGGAGCCGACCGTTGGCGACGCCGGCGGACCTGTCATCGGCGGCTGAGGCATACGCCGTTCAGCAGCAGATTACGGCCGCGGCACTCGCTGCGGTGCGGCGTGTGCGTCCGCAGACGCCCGAGAACATTGCTCTCGTTGTGGCGGCGTACCAGTTGCTTGCCGCCCAGCAGGGTGCAGCGTCCGTGCCGGCCATGCTCGAGCAGCAAGGTCTCACCGCTGCCGCTGCCGCCGAGTTGATTGCTTCGTCGTTGTCGGGGTTCACGTCTGCCGGGTTTCCGTTGGCGACGATGTTCGACACGATCGAGAACGCTGCCCAACTGTCTATGCTGGTCGCTTCGGCGGTGCAGGACGCAGGCAGGAATGGTGCGTCGGTTGCGATGGCTGTCCGGCCCGAGGTTGACGGGTATGTGCGGATGTTGAATCCGCCGTCGTGCTCGAGGTGTGCGGTGTTGGCGGGGAAGTTCTACCGCTGGAACCGTGGGTTTGAGCGTCACCCTAACTGCGACTGCCGACACATCCCCACGTCGGAGGATCAGGCGGGGAACCTGACCACGAATCCGCAGGCGTACTTCGACAGTCTGACCCGTGCGGAGCAGGACCGCATATTCACTATCAAGGGCGCTGAGGCGATCCGTGACGGCGCGGACATCAGCCAGGTTGTGAACGCGCGTCGTGGTGTGGCGAAGGCTCAACTGTTCGGCCGCGATGTGTTTCACACCTACCAAGGCGTGACCCGTCACAGCCTGTTCGGCCGGCGTAAGCGGGAGTTGGGCAAGCGGCTCCCGGTTCGTTTGATGCCTGAGTCGATATATGCGCTTGCGGAGGACCGCGAGGACGCGCTGCGACTCCTGTTTCTTTACGGCTACATCAGGTAGCCGATCTCAATGCTTCCCGACGACGCGAGGTTGTCGGGCCGACTCCGCGATGGAGGAATGTCACATGTCCGACACCACCAACCAGGCCAACACTTCAAGCACCCCGCCCGTGAGCGGGTTGGGTGCGATCGAGGCAGCGGCCGAAGCCCTCACTGGTGGGGGAGCCAAGCCTGTCGAGGCCACGCAGCAGGGCGACCCTGCGGACGTGCCACTCGGGCCGGCTGGCGAGAAGGCGCTCAAGGCAGAGCGTGAACTACGCAACGCTGCCGAGCGCCAGGCCGCCGAGTTCAAGGCGAAGCTGGACAAGATCGAGGCCGCGAACCTGAGCGACCTCGAGCGGGCACAGAAGGAAGCCGCAGACGCGAAGGAAGCCGCCGCGAAGGCGACCACCGAAGCGCTCCGCTTCCGGGTGGCCGCACAGCACGGAATCTCCGACGAGGACGCCGACCTGTTCCTGACCGGCACCGACGCGGAAACCCTCACCAAGCAGGCGACACGGTTGAAGGACCGGACGCCGACAGCCCCGAAGCCGGACCTCTCGCAAGGCGCCACCCACGCGGCGGCGCTGAACGGGGACGGCCTGACCGAAGCACTCGCCCGCGCCGTTGGCGCGAGGCAGTAACCACTCTCAGAAAGAGGCACCATCATGGCGATTACCGCCGCAACCGTGACCGGAGACTTCTCCGGTTTCCTCAACGCCGACCAGTCGGGGCCCATCTTCGACGAGGCGTACCGCGCGTCGGTCGTGCAGCAGCTCACCCGCAAGGTGCCGCTGGGCATCAACGGCCAGGAGATCCCTGTCACCACCTCGAAGCCGGTTGCCGGCTGGGTTGCGGAGGCCGGCCAGAAGCCTGCTTCCGAGGGTGCGATGGCTCTCAAGACCATGACCCCGAAGAAGCTCGCCGCGATCGCGGTGGTTTCGGCTGAGGTCGTGCGTGCCAACCCCGGTGGCTACGTCAACGAGCTCCGTCCGCAGCTCGCGGAGGCGTTCGCGATCGCGTTCGACGCCGCGGCTCTGCACGGCACCGCGACGCCGTTCACCACCTACGTCGACCAGACCACGCAGACCGACGTCGAGATCGGCACCGCCACCGCAGCCAATGGCTCGGTGTACGCCGACCTCAACTCGGGCCTCTCGGCCCTGGTCACGGACGGCAAGCGTCCCAACGGGTTCGCGTTCGACTCCATCGCCGAGCCGCTGTTCAACGCTGCGCTCGACACCACCGGTCGTCCGCTGTTCGTGGACTCCCCGACCATCGACAACGCTGCGCCCGTCCGGGTCGGCCGCGTCCTCGGTCGCCCCGCCTTCATGGGCGAGGGTGTCGCCGCGAGCACGACCATCGGTTACCTCGGTGACTGGCGGCAGGCCGTGTGGGGCGCCGTGGGGGGTATCTCCTACGACGTCTCGACCGAGGCGACCGTCACCATCAACGGTGCGCTCACGTCGCTGTGGGAGCACAACCTGCTCGCGGTGCGTGCGGAGGCCGAGTACGGGTTCCTCATCAACGATGTGGACGCGTTCGTCACCTACATCAACGCGGCCTGATCCGCATGGGTGAGCGTCAGAAGGCTGGCCCCGCGAAGGGCGAGATCGTCGAGACACGGAACCTCACCTACCTGGCGGCCGGCGTCGGCGTCACCCCTGACCGGGGTGAGCCGAAGCTGGACCCGGAGCTGGCGAAGATCCGTGACGAGGAAATCAAGGCCAACGACAAGGTGCAGATCGACCGCTCGTTCCGCGAGCCGTCGATCGACCCGAATCTGGTCAAGGCACGCAAGGCGGAACTTGAGCGTGACGCCAAGCGTGCAGGCGTGAAGTTGGCCGACACCTCTGCCGGTAAGGCAGAGAAGAAGGCCGAGCCCGAGCCGGTAAAGAAGTCGGCTTCGAGCAAGTCGGACAAGTGAAGGCGAGGGGGCGGTCATGCCAGTAGCGACCTCTACACAGGTTGCGACCAGTCTTGGCCGCTCCCTCACTTCCGCCGAAACGGCGCAGGTCAACATGTGGCTTGCGGACGCCGAAATGCAGATCCGTCTGCGGCTCGGTGACGTTGCGGAGCTCGACCAGGAGGCGCTCGCCTACGTCGAGCGTGAGGCCGTCATCCTCAAACTTCTCAACCCGGAGGGTAAGAAGTCGGAGCAGATCGACGACTACAAGTACGACCGCGGGTCCGCGCAGTCGGTGGGGCAGGTGTTCATCACCGACGAGTGGTGGGCGATCCTGACGCCGGCCGCGTCTGAGACCGCGTTCACGATCGTGCCGTTCGGGGAGCCCGGTTACCGGTTGGATTCCCTGTCTGATCTGGACGGCTGGGCGTGAGTCTCAAGTCCACGGTCAACGCTGGCCGTGCGGCGTTCGCTGCCGTGATGACCGACACCTGCCGTGTCACCAAGGCCGGTGTCGGCCAGGGGACGTTCAACGAGGCGACCGGCCAGTACGACAACCCGCCCGCTCGGGTGGTTGTGTACGAGGGCCCGTGCCGCATTCAGGTCAAGGCGGACATCAACTCCAACGTGGTCGAGACGACCGCAGGTGAGCGTGAGTGGACGTACACCACGTCCCAGCTACAGCTCCCCGTGATGAACCCACCGGAGGCCATCGGTGATGTCGGCGACGTCGACGTTGACCATGTGGCCGAGATCCTGACCGCCGAGTATGACCCTGCCCTTGTGGGTCGCCTGTTCAACATCAAGGCGCCTTACGGGAAGTCGCAGGCTGTCTATCGGCGTATGCGAGTGAACGAGGTTGTGGCCTGATGGTTCGCATTCACATCGACGACACCGAGCTCGTCAGGCTTGAACTTGATCTGCGGGCTGCCCCGAAGCGTGTGCAGTTCGGTGCCACCAAGCAGGTGATGGCTGCCGCCAAGACGATCGACCGGCAGATGACCATTGACGCGACCGGCCACCAGGGCAACTGGTTCGGCATCCCCGGCACCGAGTTCAACACCCCGCTCGAGCTGCACGTGTCGCACGAAATGTTGGACCGGTACACCGCCGAAATCGGGATCGAAATGAAGGGCGCCGGCAAGCTCGCGCCGATCATCGTGTACGGGTCGGTCAACAACGCGCCCGTGTACGACCACATGGCGGGCCCGCGCAGGGTTCTTCCGAAGATCGTTGAGGACTTCGCCGACATGGCTGAGGACTCCGTGCTCGGGGAACGCGGATGAGGGTCGTCGACGACGTGATCCTCGCGACCCTTGAGGCCACCGCGGTCACGATCCACGACGGCCTTGTGGACGCGGACAACTCCACCAAGGAAGTCACCTACGACCTGCCGTTCGCTGTCTACTACTCGTCGGTCGGGGACGACGACAACCGGCGTCTGTCAGGACGCGAAGGGCGCCGTTCGGTGTTCTTCTCCATCACCTATGTCGGGCTCGACCGCCAGCAGACCAAGTGGGCTGGTGAACAGATCCGTGCCGCCCTGCAAGGGCAGCGGCTCGTCATCCCCGGCCACCGTTCGTGGCTGGTCGATCTTCAAGAGTCGCAGCGTGTCCGTCGTGACGACGACGCGATCCGACCCGATGGCTCTCCCCTGTTCTACGGCGTGGACAACTACGCCCTGTCTATCCAAATCACCCACTAAGAAGGGGTACGCATGACACTCGTCAGAGTCAGGCTCGACAGTGGTGCAGAGGCCACCGTTGGCGCCTCGTTCGCGGAGTCCCACGGACTCGAAGTCCTCGACAAGCCTGCCACCACCCGGCTCGGCAAGGCCCTCCCAGCGAAGTACCCGGTCGACCTGGCCGGCAGCCCCACCAAGAAGCGTCGGCGCCCCGCTGACACCGAAGCCGGCGGCACTCCCGTCACCGGTGACACCCCCGGCGGCGAGTCCGCCACGAGCGAGGAGGACTCGCAGTGACCGTTGTCTACCCCGAAGGAACACCGATCCTCGGCAACACCAAGGTCGTCGCTACGGCCGCTGTTGCCGACACCGCCGCACCTAGCCTGGCTACCGAGATCGGCGCCGCTTCGGCTGTCGACCTGTCGTGCTACCTGCTGCCGGACGGCTGGAACCCGACCGCGACGCAGGGCAAGGGCACCCGCCCCGGCCGGCTGTGCTCGAAGTCGAGCCAGGAGCGCCTCAACCGTGTCACCTACGCGGGCCCGACGCTCAAGTACATCTGGAACCCGCAGGCCGCGG